TAAACCCTCGACAAACGCCCGCCCGTACATCTCATCCCGGCCATTTGTACACGCCGTGGGTATATCGTCGCGTACCGTACGCTCCCCGATCATAAGCACCCCGGCCAACGCGACATATTTGGGGCTTCCCATGATATCAACAACGGCCTTGGATACCCGCTGTTCTACTGTGAGTTGTTTACCTAATGCTAACATTGTCATTCTCCTGTTGGGGGGTGAGGCGCTGTGCCCCACCCCGTGTTAGTCCCCGGACTAACTATTTCTTATCCGCTGCGAACATGTAGTTGTTCTGCATGGCCCATTGGGTGAACTTCTTGTTCGTCATCACCACACTTTGCTTGGAGTACTTGGGGGCACGTACCCCGTTGGCAAACATCCCTTGGGCTTCCTTGTCGAGGCGTGGCATATAGTCCATCCATGCGTCCACCCACGTCTTGTCCAAACCTGCCAACGTGCGGTACACAACCATACATACCGCGCTGGCGCTGTCGGGTACCTTGGCATTGGTGGGGTCTTGCTTGATACTTTCGAGTGACGGGAGTTGATCCGCCAGCTTGACGAAGGCCATCAAATCCATAGCCGCCCTATCCCCAACCGTACCCATAAGCATACCTGTCAGGGTCTGGTCGTCTATCAGGGATTGGATTTTGAGAATGTCCGACGCCGCTTCCAACGATCTGTTCGTAACAAACGCGGCTCGTCCCACTGCTCTAGGGTGGTAAATCCACGGGTTTTCTTCTGGATCTTTGACATCCTCAAAGGACGCAAAGAGCTGCGGGTTATCTTTACACCAGCCAAGTACACGCGCGTCGATCCCATTGTTAATTCCCCACTCAATAAATTCCATGTTATTAGATTTCCGCATGGTAATAACGGTCATGCGGTTGCGTGCGTGGGCGGGAAGTATATCACCCACCCCCTCAGCACCCAAGTTGGTGGTAGCAAATATGATGCTATCGGGGTGCAGGGTGTAACTACCTATCTTGCGTTCAAGCATGAGGCGTAGCATCGCCAGCTTAACAGCCGGGTTAGCCTTGCCGTACTCGTCCACCATTAGAATAATCGGTGTATCGAGGTGCGCGCCTAACTCTTCGTTGGTCAGGTAGGTGACGTATCCCGTGCCATCATCCATCTTAGCGATGTTTGGTATCGTAATGTCACCAAGGTCTTTGGTGGTGCAATCGAAGTACACCGGGGTATGTGTGGGTAGATCAGCGGCTAACATCTTTACCAGTGATGACTTACCGGTGCCCATGTGGCCCTGCACCAAAACGGTGCGCTTGCTGCCAGCGGCTTTTATAGCCTCGGCGGTCTGGTCTATCGAGAGTGCGTACATTTGTTGTGCGTTAGACATTTTCATTCTCCTGTTTGTTAGTCGGTGGACTAACTTGTTTGTAGAAATAGTAGTAACCAAATTATCCAGTCAATTAGTGAAGCAGACATTGACGGGCCTCCTACCAGCGCCCCGTTACCGGGGCGTATGGGATAAACAGACACTCGCCTGTTACCCACGTGTGGTTCTGGAAATAAGTAGGTTCGCCACACCCACCGATTATTTCCAACGCAATTAGGGCGAACAGCGTCCCCATTGCGATAATCAAGAGAAACCTACCCATTACATATCCAACGTGGGTAGCGCGGCTATGATCTTGTCGATGTTGCGCTTGGTGTCATCCCGCGTGAAGGTATCCTCACGCAACACCTCGGCGGTAACGCCATACATGGTATTCGCCAACTCGTTCTTGAGTGCTACCATCTGGCTATCCCCTGTGACGTTACACACGTCGAGCAATTCCACCATGTCCAGCACGTTGCCAACCAGAGTGTCCTTGAATTTCTCTGTACTGCCATCTGCTTTATAGGAGAGTTGCGAGGACATACGGGTTAGTGCCGTGTGTAAACGTGTCCACACATCATTCATCGCGTTGCCAAGCTGGCGCGAGTAGTACTCCTCATAGTCGGTTTTCACCTGCGCGAGTGCCTCGTTGCCTACATCCACCCGGAAGTCCCCCGCTTCGGGTAGCGGGATATAACTGAGGTTAAACGCGAACTTGGTGGCTACTGCGTCTGTCGTTGGGTAGTCGTTCAAGTCCATCAAGTCCCCAAGCTTGGCGTGCGCTTGGCTTTTCTGCCACTCGTAAACAGCGAGGAAGCCCGCAACAAGAGCTTGCCACTGGCCCTCCAGATCAGTCATGGTCTGGTGATACTTGAAATACTGCGCTGTCGGCAGGAGACGCAACCCGGCGTCGGACCACGGCATGGTCATGGCGTAGTGGATATTGCGGATATGGCCCGTCATCTTGTGGACTGCATCAAGTTCGGGGCAATTACCTAGTAACTTCTTATTCACGTTGGCTACACCGGTTTCGGCATGGTTACTGGCTGCGACTTCTGCGGACGCCTTCTGGTCTTTCTTGCGTGCTGTCCACTGGCTGGCGCTAAATTCGGCAAGCATTGCCGATGATGAGATAGAAGGTGTGGAAACGCTCGGTACATTGTTAGTCGGTGGACTAACATCTTGGGGGGTGGGTATAGCTGCGCTAACGCCGGGATTTCCGGTGGTCTGTGGTGTGTTGTGGTAATGTGTTGTCATGGGTTTGGTTCCTTGCTAAAAAAGTAGGGAAATTCCTACTATCAATATTATAGCATAGACGCCTAACTATGTCAAGCCGTACGTAAACGTGTTGTTATGTACGTAAAGGTGCAATGTACTGTATTGTACTGTATTGTACTGGTGTGGTGGTCTGTAACCCGCTGATATATATGGAATGTTCTAATGTTCTTTTTTTAGCGAAATTGGAGAGTAATATTTTGCGTTGGGTTTTATTCGCGAGGTGTTGGGGCTGGGAGTACGCCTCAGGGGGGGTCAAAAGAAAACCATTAAACTATTTATAAAAAAGAACATTACTACTACTACTAAGAATACTAAAGTATTACTACATTTTGATAGGCATATATTGTTATCCCCTACCACAGGCTGTTACGTTTAGGCATCTATTGCTAATGTTCTAACGCTAAAGAACATTACGGAACATTACCCCCTAAAAGCAGAACATTGCTTATATATCAATGCGTTAACTACAGAACATTACAAAAATTGTCCGTGTTAGGTGACTTGTTTGTGCCTGTGGCTCACCGCTACTCAGGATACTGGTATCATAAGCTGTTAGTCGGTGGACTAACACGCAACCTGAAAAAAGGCACAAAAAAAGGGCCAGCCCCGAAGGGCCAGCCCAGTTAATTTGTTAGAAGTTACCTGATTGGGCAATCTTCCAGCCATTCTTTCATTTCAACCAAGTCAATATTGCCAGCACCTTCGCTACTCTCAACACGTTTTTTCCCAGTGGCTAACCACTCAATAAGAAAAGCATCATCTGCCTTCCGAGGTGTCGGCCCCTTCGCGACCGGGTTAAGCCGGGCATCCAGCGCCTTGGCAATCTTAGCGCGCCGTGATCCCACCTGTTGCTGGTTGTAACGCTTGGTTGCCTTGTCTTTGTCCGACAAGTCTTTTGTGGTGCTTGCTTGCAGTTTAACTGCAGCAACCCCGTAACTCGCCAGCACGCCAGCGTCACAAGCGACCCGCGCAGGGTGCGCATCTTCGCCCTTTGGTGGTGCTTTAAAGCTCGCCAGTGTTACGCCATCTGCTACTAGCGCATCGAGTAGCAACGCGAGAGAGATGCCAGACTTGTTAGTGTCGGTTGACCATTTTTTGGCAGCGTCTTGAATAATGTTTTGCATGATGTATTCCTTAGATTATCAAGCGTTCGGCATGATTGCCCCGTTTGATAATCATAGTAGAACACGTCAGGGCACGAAACACAATAGATGTTTCGACACTATCGCGCACCGAATAGCATGTTAGTCCATCGACTAACACCGAAAACGGGACCTTTGGACCCCTACCCTACCCCCATGACCCACTTTGTAAATTTTCAAGTAAGCAGTCTATATAATACTATTCCAGCCAAACAAATCGCATTTTCCTACGTTTGGACCCCCACCCCCCTCTACACAGGAACACCCCCCCTCCAATTTTTAATTCTTATCCTTGCAAAATTTTTTTTATGCGGTATACGTTGCAGAACGGTTAAATACCTGCGAAAGAATGTAATGCCTTTAGTTATAGAGCCAGAACTTGGGGTTCCATTTCCCCTCGACACTCCATACCTAGACCTCAAAGAACGGGCCAAGTATGCGGGTAATACCGTTAAGAAGCTGGCTGAATACGGGTTACCCACCGAGCCGACTAAAGCAGATAAGGATGTAGCCGCTAAACTGGTCCTTGCTTACGCGGAAGATCCCAAAAAGACTTCAAAGAAGGTAACCGCGAAGAAGGTGGCTACCCTGACCCCCGCCTCCCTGCTTATGACGAATAGCATTTTGCAGGAGTTCGGGCAGTCTGTCGTAGAGAGCGCCGTGCAGATACGGCATATGGTTACAAACAAGCTCGTGCTGGAAACAGACAACCCCGATGCCCGCGTGCGTATTCGTGCGCTGGAGCTACTGGGTAAGATTTCAGACGTTGGGCTCTTCGCGGAGAAATCCGAGGTTACTATAACGCATCAGTCTACGAACGATCTGCGGGACAGACTTCGTTCTAAGTTAGCTAAACTTATAAACCCGGAAGAAAAAGAAGCGGAAGAAGCAGCAGCTAGCATTATCATAGACGGTACTGTGATTGATGTGGATGAAGAGCTAGGTATTGAGGACGATCAAGGGAAGCCGTGAGCATGGCCGTTGACACAGTTTTGGATTTCAGTGGAGATGAAGGAGCAACACCCTCGTGATGCAATTAGGGGTAACAAAGTATGATGGGCTTGTACCCGTTAGGATTATAAAAGGTATAACCGAAGAAGTTTCCGGTATGGGGTTTAGTTTCGGTTGGAAATCTAACAAGCGGAAAGACCCCCACGGGCATTGGAACCACCGGATTATAAAGCAAAAGAAGAATACTAGTACAGATGGCAGCCACCTCATACCAGAGGAATACCCCTGTTTACGTGAGTATGTAGAGTGGTTGAAGTCTGATTTTTTTGGCCCGTCAAACTTGTTACGCTTTTATGTAAATGCTCATACATATGGCATAGATGGGTACCCGCACACTGATAGTAAACGCGACCGGGAGGAGCAGACGGTGGTGCTGTATATGCCACCTGAATGGAAACCCGAATGGGCTGGCGAAACCGTTGTGTTAAACGAAGATGCCGATGATATTGCGGCGTCCGTGCTGCCCCGTTACGGGCGGTTGTTTGTGTTCCCCAGCGGTCGTGTCCACGCAGCCCGTTCTGTCAGTCGGATATGCAACGTAATGAGGGCTACATTAGTTTGTAAGATGGGGCCAGAGGTGCGAGAGGGGGAGGGCGACGATACCGATGACGATGAGGAGGGAGACGAGTGAGCCAACTTAAAGAGCTTTTAGAGCTGTCTGGTGCGGCCAATACTCGTCATAGTGGTCGTACGTTGTTGGAGCATTTGATGAATACCCACGGTATATTAAAGTCTTTCGGCGCGTCGGGGGAAGTATGTGCGGCGGGCGCGCTGCATTCTATATATGGTACTACAGTGTTCGGGCACGAGTCGTTAAGTATAAAGGACCGCCCGCTGGTAAGGTACGTAATAGGGAAGCGTGCCGAACGGCTTGTATATCTTTTCTGCCGGGCACCCCGCCCCTTCGAGACCTTTAAAAACGGGGGTAGGTATTATTTAAGTACGTTAGACGGGGACATAACAGTTACTAAACAGGAGCTACGAGACCTTACATTAGTGGCTGCTGCCAACATGTTTGAGCAGATGCTATCTTCAGCAGATACTCCCGTTGAAATAGGTACCAAATAATGCTTACGACGGAACTAGATTTTACGGAGTCAGAAGTTGAGCGTATGCTCAGTAATCTGGACTCTTTTGGTCCCGAGGAAGTCGCTGAGATCGACCGGCTCGTAGATGAGCTGTCCGTACGGAAATACAACAAGGAGATATACAACGACCTGCTTAAATTCTGTAAGCATATGCAGCCAGAATACATAGTGGGTAAGCATCATCGCATTTTGGCGGGTATGCTTATGGACATCGAACGGGGCGAAAAAGACCGTATATGCGTCAATATCCCGCCCCGGCATGGCAAATCCCAGCTTGTCTCTATCATGTTCCCCGCGTGGTTTTTGGGCCGCAATCCGAATAAGAAGGTTATGATGGTGTCTCATACCACCGATTTAGCGGTGGATTTTGGGCGGAAAGTACGAAATCTGATCGCCACAGACGCCTTCAAGACTATTTTCCCTACTGTTTCGCTTGCGGTGGACTCAAAATCAGCCGGTAGATGGAATACCAGCGCCGGTGGGGAGTATTATGCGTGCGGTATCGGGTCTTCTATCGCGGGTCGAGGCGCAGATCTGCTGCTTATTGACGATCCACACTCGGAACAGGACGTTATTAACGGTAATTTCGAGGTATTCGACAAGGCTTACGAGTGGTTCACCTACGGTGCCCGTACTCGTCTCATGCCGGGGGGTAGTGTGGCTATTATCCAGACCCGTTGGCATATGGACGACCTTACAGGCCGTGTTGTCGGGGATATGGCCCAGAATGACAAGGCAGATCAGTACGACATAGTTGAATTTCCGGCTATACTGGAAGTTCCGAAGAAGAAAGGTTCCGGCTACATCGAGAAGCCTCTGTGGCCCGAGTTCTTTGATCTGGAGGCTCTTCTTCGCACTAAAGCGTCGATGCCTACATTCCAGTGGAATGCCCAGTACCAGCAGGAACCGACCGCAGAAGAAGCCTCTATTGTAAAACGGGAGTGGTGGCAGCATTGGGGAGATAAACCGGCCCCCCTGTGCGAGTATATAATAATGTCTCTCGACGCCGCTGCTGAATCTCATAACCGCGCTGACTACACGGCTCTTACTACGTGGGGTGTCTTCTTGAACGAGGAGACTGGTGCCCATAATATAATACTGCTAAATAGTATCAAGAAGCGTATGGAGTTTCCTGAATTAAAGGCAATGGCGCTGGAAGAATACGAGGAGTGGGAGC